GGTAAACGTCTAGCTCCTAACACAGGATTCGCTGCTCACGTAGCGTAACAGTAGGTCATATGTGGGAGTCATCTTCATACAACAGGATTACCAGTTATTGAAGGTGGCTCCCTAACTTTAAATACTATCATAATGAATAAAGAAACTGTAAATATATACAAAAGACTGTACGGAGAAATGCCTTCAGAAGACTATATAAAGTACCAAGAAGGTTTAGACAAAGAAAGAGAAGAAGGACAAGCAGAGATCAAAGCTAAGTCTAAAGAATGGGAAAGCAAAGGTAACTGTGTAGAGTTTATGAGTTGGTGTCACTACGAAGAAGCTCTTAACAGAAAAGAAACCTTTGGAGAACCTGTTCCACCTAATCACCGCTGGATGATTCACAACATGTACTTTGGTCAACCTTCTTTTAATACTGAAGAAATACGTCAACTAATCTTAGATAATATTGGTAGTCCTGATTTCTTAGCAAAAGCATATCAAGAAGATAAATACTTCAATACAATCAGCTTACAAAAATGGGATGCCATATCTATACATAAGTTTCCTGATTCTGTAAGAAAAGCAGTCACTGACTCAGGATGTAAGGGTGTATCACTAAGTATTAAAAATTGCATACTTAAATGTGCTGCACGTTCTATTGCAAACCCTAAAGAATGGAAATAATATGAACACTGAAAGAGTACACAGCAGTAAAGTAGGTGACGCAGGTCATGCCAACATGGAAAACAATAATCCTGATGCTGTCAGAAAAGCTGCAACTAACACTATACACAGGATGATTCTTCAAGGTCGTATGCTTCCAGCTACACCTAGAGAACGTGAAATGTTAGAAGCACACAGGAAACTTGTAGAAAGAAATAAAAATGCCTGATCCTATAACAATACTATCATGTGCTTCACTATTTTTTACTATCATGTTTGTAACACTAATTATAACTGACCATGAATAAACCAACACGTGTTCAACTAGGTAATCTCTACGAAAAACGTTTTGAAGTCTTCTGTATAGAAAGAAATATTCCTATATACAGTCCTGTTCAAAACCAATCCATAGAAGACTATGTAATCGTCCACAAAAATGATTACAAAACTGTTAACGTTAAATACAGATCATGGAACAATAGAGATCGTTGTGAATTACAACTAATATCTAAAGCAGGAGGTAAAGATGGTGCTAACTACCTAGCTACCTCTCATTTAGATTACATTATATTCTGCACTAACTTATTCCCCAGAAGATTCTTCTATATAGACTTGTGGAAATTAAGAGACAGTGACAAAATAAACTCTAAATACCCTTCACTGTCCTTATCAAGAGAAACCATAATGAATTATGAATTTTCTACTGAAAAAATAAACGAATATAATCTTCCACATTAATATAAACAATTAGATATATAAGTAGTCCAGCTATTAAGACGTTGGTGAGGTTTTTGGTAATACCTCTCATAGCCACTTATATATCTCTTCCTTCAATACACCAACACTCACAAAACCTACACACCCTACAACATATAATATACTATCATACCTGACTTATCTGTCAGTTTTTAGTTGTAAATCAAAACAAAATCCATTTTAACTAATGGAAATGCCTAAAGTAAAAGAACCTAAAAGGGACTATAAAAGAGAATACAAGTTGCAAGGCAGCTCTGAAGCAGCCAAAAAGAAACGTGCTGCCAACAACAAAGCTAACGGTATAATGAAGAAAAAAGGCCTCATCAAAAAAGGTGATGGCAATGACGTTGACCACATTGACCGAAACCAACTAAACAACTCAAGAAGTAACTTAAGAGTTCAATCCCGATCCAAAAACCGTAGCCGCAATGGTTGACATCACCTCGTAAAGCACTCAAATTGCTCTCAGTCGCATCTTTTAGTGTTTCTACGGGAATCAGTTAGTTTGGTCGCTTCTGCTTCCTTCTCTCTTCACTAGAGGTGCGGCGTTTACCTTATGGATTCAGTAGCTTCCCTCACTGAGGGTAAAAAGAGATTTCTTAAAAAGACCGACAACCTGATCACTAAAAACCGTGAATCAGAAGCTCTTCATGGAAAGGTAATCTACAAAAAACTAATCAAAGGTTACCTTAAGGCCCTCCAAAAACACCTAACTAAAACTAAAAAAGGTAAATCAGGTTACTTTGCACACGCATATGACTTAATCTGTCAGATAAAAGTACAACTTGTAGCCCATTTTGTTTTAAAAACTATCATAGACCCCCTGAGTAAACCTTGTCTGCGTAATTCACTAGCAGGAAAGATAGGGTTAAAGCTTCAAGACGAACTAAACTTTAGGAATCTGAAGAATAACCACCCAAAATGGTGGAAACGCCTAGAAACTAAGATTAAAAAACGAAGAGGATACCGCTATAAACGCACTTTAGCTGTAAAAGCAGCCAACGAAGAGTTAAAAAACTGGAAGATAGATTGGGGTTCAGCCACACGTATACACGTAGGGTTAACTTTAATTGAACTTTTAAGAACTTCTACAGGTTTAATTCAGTATGACAAACGAAGAGTAGGTAAAGGTAAGTATTCTTATTATGTTGTCCCTACTCTTAAAACCCTTCAGTGGATACAGTCGTTTAACGCTGGGGTGTCCTCTCTGATGCCTTATCACTTGCCCTGCTTATCCCTACCCACAAACTGGACTGATATCAATACAGGAGGTTATAAGTTTCCTGAAGAATTAAACTGGAGTTTTGTTAAGACGAAAAATAGACAATTAAATAACTTAAAGTATCTCAAAGAGGCAAACTTAGAGTTAGTTTTTTCTGCAGCTAATACCCTCCAAAGTGTCCCTCACAGAGTCAACCCTAAGATACTTAAGTTTCTCTTAAAGTGTCAGGAAGAAAGAGTTAATGTAGGTGGAACAACAAATCAAGTGACCTCTTTAAGTGGTCAGTATAGTGAGAGAAGAAACACGTGTCAAGCACAATCGCACTTAGACAGAATAAGAATGATGCCTGATTACATCAGGACGTACAACATATTATCATTGGCTTCTCGGTTCAATGGAAAAACTATTTTCTTCCCAATTCAAGCTGACTTCAGAGGTAGACTCTACTACGTACCTAAGTTGTTGAATCCACAAGGATGCGACATGGCTAAAAGTTTACTTCAATTTGAAACCCCTTTAAGTGTTCAAAGAAGTGAAGATTGGTTTCTTGTAGGAGGTGCAAACAACTATGGAATTAAAGGTACATATGAAGAACGACAAAAATGGATTCTTAAACATGAAAAAGAAATCATAAAGGTTGCAGATGACCCTCTCGCTAATCGTAACTTTTGGGAACAATGTGATAATCCTTTAGTCTTCGTTGCGTGGGCCTTTGAGTTTAAAGAGTGGCTAAAAAATAGGTTAACTTTTAAAACACGGTTGCCTGTCAGATTAGATCACACTGCAAGTGGTTTACAAATAGTGTCGCTACTTAAAAACGATAAGAAACTACAAGAGTTAACTAACATATCAGATGCAACAACTCCGATTGATGTTTATCAACTACTGACTGACGACATAAAAAACATTTTAATAACTTCAGGTAGGCCCGAAAGTCACGCTTGGGTATCACTTGGAATCGATAGAAAATTAATCAAAAACATTACAGTATCTTTTATGTACGGAGGTACACAATATGGATTAGAAAAAACAGTTGTTGATTGGTATATTAAAAAGAATAACGACATATTCGGAAAGGACATATATAAAGAAATCAATCAACTCTTAGCTTCTTATAGAACAGCTTTAAACAACATTTCAACTGCACCTATTGACTTCATAAATGAATGCAAAGAAGAACAACAAACAGAACTACTATCATGGAAATCACCTTCAGGTTTTCCTGTAGAAAATTTATACCATCCAACTTCTAAGCACATTGTTAAAGCCACTGTAAGCGGTGAAAAAATTTGTGGAATAGCAAGAGTAATGGATTCATCTAGATTGTCTGTAAGAGCAGCACGTAACGCCATTGCAGCTAACAGGGTTCACTCATATGATTCAGCACTGATGCATCAAGTTATAAATAATCATGAATGGAAAGTCATACAAACTCTTCATGATTGCTACTGTATTACACCAAGTGATTGTGAAACTTTTATAAAAATACTGCCAAAAACAATCAATGATATATTTAATGTTGACATGCCGAACACCCTTCGATATACAGCTTCTTGACGTTGCGTTCGCTCGGACTTCTTCCAGCAACAAAGCGTCATTTAAAAAGAGATAATCAAAATGACGACCAAGCAAAAAAAAGCTAAAGGTATACGCATCACTACCCCTCAAGGAACTGCACTTTATGCATACCTTGATAAACCAGACACCAAGTTTTCAGACGAAGGTGTTTACACTGTAACTCTTCGTGTTCCGAAAGCCGAAGGCGTTGCACTCCAAAAGCAAATCCATAAGATGCAGGATGAGCAAGTTAAGTTGGAGAAAGATAACGGCAAGACTCCTAACAAGATGTCCATACCTATCAAGGAAAACATCACTGATGATGGACAAGAAGTTTTAGACTTCCGTTTTAAGATGAAGCCTTCCTACAAAAATTCACTAACAGGTGAAACTGTAGAACAGCGGCCTAAAGTGTTTGATACACAACTTAAACCTATGACTGAACTTGTTGGTTCAGGATCAAAGGTGAAGGTCGCGTTCATAGCTGATAAGTACACATGCCCAATGGGAGTTGGAGTAGCGTTAAGATTGTCAGCAGTACAGGTAATTGATTTGGTAAGCGTAGCTAGTAAACAGTCTAGTGGAGAAAGTGATTTCTCTATGGAAGAGGGGTTTGTTAGCGAAGGCTCACCTGCGTCCACTGAAACGCCAGAAGAAGCGACCTCTGGTGCAGCGGATATCAAAGAAGAATCGGCTGCTTCTGGTAGCGATTTCTGAGTCGATGGTAGTCAATCTCAGACGTTGTACTAGTAGTGCCGCATCATCAATACAGAAGTAGGTTAGAAAAACAAATGGGTCATTTCCTGACTCAGTTAGGAATCTCATTTGACTTCGAGCCTCACCGTATTCCCTTCACGAAGGAGCATCAGTATTTACCTGACTTCTTCGTGGAGGAGTATGGTTTCTATATTGAGACCAAAGGACGCTTCCTTCCAGTAGATCGTAAAAAACATTTACTGATTAAGAAGCAACAACCACACATAGATATTCGATTCGCTTTTCAGAATCCCAACGCCAAGTTGTCAAAGAAAAGTCAGACAACTTACGGTGAATGGTGTGACAGGCATGAATTCAAATGGTGCGGTAAGAAAGTCCCTGCGTCATGGTTCTCATAAGACCACATAAAGCGACACATGCTCTACTGACAAGTGCTGACAACAAGAAGGCATTAGTAGAGATCGCTGATCTAGACTGTCTTAATGGAACTGAAGGCACAATACAATGGATGAGGTTGACTAATAAATCACGTGAGATTTTAGGATCAACTAAATTTGATGGAAAAATAGAAGATATACAAAATGACTACCGAAAAAAACGAATCAAAAGAAAGTAACCTTATAGGTCACGGCCCGTGTGCTTCATGTGGCTCGTCTGACGCTGTAGGGATATATGACGATGGACATGGATGGTGCTTCTCCTGTTCAACCTTCCACAAGGAATATGATGGAAAAGGAGAAACTCCTAAACCTGCCACACAAACAACAACTCATGCAGGACTAACTAATGTAGAATACACTGCTTTACCAAAGCGTGGACTCAATTTGGAAACATGTCGAAAGTGGCAATACCAAGTTGGCTCTTATAATGGTAGACCAGTGCAGATAGCTAACTACCTGAATGGATCTGATACACCAATCACTAAAGTAAGATTCCAGAACAAGGACTTCTTACAGATAGGAAAAGGTAAACTACCATTATACGGTCAGTGGTTATGGGAACGTAAAGAAGGTAAGATGCTTACAGTCACTGAAGGCGAAATAGATGCCATGTCAGTGTCTCAGCTTCAAGAACACAAATGGCCAGTAGTATCTATACCTAACGGTGCTGCAGGTGCAGTTAAAGCGTTCAAAGATAACCTAGAGTTTCTCGAAAGGTTTGAAACAGTAGTTCTACTTTTTGATAACGATAAGGTTGGGAAAGAAGCTGCAGAGAAGTGCAGTCAGTTACTTACAGTAGGTAAAGCTAGAATAGCATCACTTCCTCTCAAAGATGCCAACGACATGTTGGTTAACAAGCGTGGTGCAGAACTCATTCAATCTTTATGGAATGCAAAGGCGTGGAGACCTGACGGTATAGTCGCAGGTGAAGACCTTTGGGAATCTATAAATAAAGAAGAACAATGCATCTCACACATGTACCCTTGGCCTAGCCTTAACGACATGACTATGGGTATCAGAGAAGGGGAGATTGTAACCATGTGTGCTGGATCAGGAATCGGTAAGTCCAGTGTGTGTAAAGAGATTGCATACCATCTACTATCATCAGGCGTTACTACTGGTTACATTGCACTTGAAGAAAGCACCAAGAGAACTGCTTTAGGTATCATGGGTCTTCATATTAATAAACCAATTTACCTGAATCCTGCAGAGGCTAAAGAGGAGGAACTTAAGGAAGCCTTTGACGCTACAGTGGGTTCAGGAAATTACTTCACTTACGACCATTGGGGATCATTAGATGAAGGAAACTTACTTAGCAAAATACGGTACTTAGTTACTGCAGTTGGTTGCAAAGTAATATTCTTGGATCACTTATCTATAGTTGTATCAGGAATGGAAGGTGGAGATGAACGCCGCATGATTGACAATGTGATGACCAAGTTAAGATCACTTGTAGAAGAACTTAAGTTTGGACTAATTCTTGTGTCACATTTGAAGAGGCCCGAAGGTAAAGGACACGAAGATGGAGCAAGGACTTCACTTGCACAGTTACGTGGGTCAGCAGGTATTGCACAATTGTCAGACATGGTGATTGGAATGGAACGTGACCAGCAAGATGTTGAGACCAGCAAGAGAACCACTATCCGTATCTTGAAAAACAGATGGTGCGGAAAGAACGGCATAGCAACCATACTTGAGTTTGATGAGGACACAGGAAGGTTAGCTGAAACTGAATATGTAGAAGAAGAGGAACCAGATGAGAAGAACGATTTTTGATATAGAAACTGACGGTCTTCTCGATGAAGTTCAGAATCTTTGGTGCATCGTATGTCGTGATGCTGACACAGGAGAAGTGACTACTTATGGCCCTGATAAAGTTCATGAAGGTGTACAGCACTTAATAGACAGCGATGAGCTTATAGGTCACAACATAATAAATTATGACGTACCTGCTTTAGCAAAGTTAGGATATAGAATTGATTCTTTTCCGAAGCTGACAGACACACTTGTACTATCACGTTTAATGCATACCAACTTAGGTGATTCAGATCGTATAAGAAATCTTAAAGGCGAAGTAATCCCTCCACGTTTAATAGGATCACATTCCTTGAAAGCGTGGGGGTATCGTCTGGAGTGTCACAAAGGTAATTACATTGAGGAGCATGGCTATGACCATTATTCAGAAGGGATGCTGGTATACTGTGTACAAGACACTGAAGTTACCTACCGATTATATAGAGACTTAATAGCAGAAGGATGGAGCCAGCAGTGCATCGACTTAGAACATAGATTCGCTACTATCATAAACGACATGTCTAATCATGGTTTTAGTTTTGATGTATACAAAGCCAGAGACTTATATGTTCGCCTTTCATGCCGCAAGTTAGAGCTACAAGAGCAGCTTAAAGTTATGTTTCCTGATGATAAACAGCAGATGAAATCCACATTGTGGAGGACTTCAGATGGTGATCTTTATGAAACAAAAAAATCTGCTAAAGCTGCAGGTTTCAAAGATGCTGAAATAGAAAAAGGGCCAGCAAAGATAAAGCTAATCCCTTTCAATGCTGGATCACGTGACCACATAGCAGATCGACTTCAACGCCTTGGATGGAAACCTGTAGAGATGACTAATGAGGGTAAACCAAAAGTAGATGAAACAATTCTATCTAAAGTTAGACTAGAAAAAGGACAGGAATCAGTAGAATTACTTAATGAATATCTGACTTTAGTTAAACGAATGGGCCAACTAGCAGAAGGTAAACAAGCGTGGATGAAGTTGGAGCAAAAAGGAAGAATACACGGTAAAGTAAACACTAATGGTGCAGTAACAGGACGTTGCACACATTCTAATCCTAATGTAGCCCAAGTGCCTCGTTGCGGATCGCCTTATGGAACAGATTGTAGAGAGCTTTTCAAAGCCTCAGAAGGGTATACTCTTATCGGCTGTGATGCAGCAGGACTAGAGTTAAGATGTCTGGCTCATTTTTTAGCACCCTATGATGAAGGAGATTATACAAAAAAACTTCTCGAAAGTGATATACACGTGGAAAACCAGAAAGCTGCTGGTCTACCAACTAGAGACGCTGCTAAACGATTTATTTACGCCTTCCTCTATGGAGCGGGAGACGCAAAAATTGGAGAAGTCATTGGAAAAGGCAGAGCAGCAGGACGATCTATTAAAGAAACTTTCTTAAGCTCTTTACCTGCATTAGCAAAATTAAAAGCTTGTATAACTAGTGCATTAGCTGATAGGGACTTTCTCAAAGGACTAGATGGTAGGCACTTATATATCCGAAGTGAACACTCTGCATTAAACACATTGTTACAATCAGCAGGTGCAGTGATCATGAAGCAAGCCACGGTTGAGCTTTACGATAGCTTGACTAAGTTAGGCCTTAAACACGGTTCAGATTGGGCCTTTGTAGCACATGTGCATGACGAGTTTCAAATGGAAGTCAGGCCTCAACATACTGAGGTTGTACGAGCTGCTGCAGTCGAAGCAATCAAGCAAGCAGG